AGAGGAGCCTGGTTACGGGTACAGATGGATCAGGGTAGCTACGCAAGGACAAGTCGATGCCACGAACGTTTCTTCAAAACTCAGAGAAGGTTGGGAGCCCGTAAAGGCTGTGGATCATCCAGAAATTACAGTAGTTACTGTTGAACAAGAGAAGTTCAGGGATAACGTTGTCATTGGTGGTTTGATGCTTTGTAAAGCTCCAATAGAAATGGTTAATGAGCGAAACGATTATTATAATCAGCAAAACGACTCGCAAATTAAATCAGTTGACAACAATCTCATGAGAGAGAATGACCCTCGTATGCCTTTATTTAATGAGAGAAAGACAAAGGTCACTTTTGGTAGAGGAACTTAACTTTTAACTTTATAGGAGCTTCAGATGGCTTATCCAACTATTGATGCCCCCTACGGGCTGAAGCCTATCAATTTGATAGGAGGTACTTCCTACGTCGGCAGTACTAGAAAAATTCCTATTGCTTCAAACTACGCGACTGCTATTTTTAATGGCGATGTTGTGCAGTACACAAGCGATGGAACTATAATAATAACTACTATGCAGAACAACACTTCAGCAGTTGCTGGAGTTATAGGTGTGTTCGTAGGTTGTAGTTATACCGACCCTAACACAAATCAATTAACATTCAGACAATCTTATCCTGGCAGTATTGTGGCTAGTGATATTGAGGCGTTTGTTATAGATAACCCAAATCAACTATACAAAGTAGTAAACGTGACTGGGTCAACAGCTAACGGTGCCACAACAGGATTATTACCTTTAGCTAAAACTAGAGCTACTACAATTTCTTGTAATGCAGAGTTAGTGCTAAACACAGGTGTAGTTGCTTCAGGTAATAGTAGAATGGGTGTATTTATTAACAACGTAACGAGCATATTGCCAATTACTGTTGTTGATGTCGTTCCAGATACTGTTGATTCATCAGGCAACTTCACTGAGTTTGTTGTTAAATTAACCACTGGGTATCATCGTTATACTCATACAGTTGGCGTATAGGGAGGATTAGAACATGGCTATATCACGCGCTCAATTACTAAAAGAGCTTCTTCCAGGTCTAAACGCGTTGTTTGGAATGGAATACGCTAAATATGGTGAAGAACATGGAGAGATTTTTGAGACAGAATCTTCTGACCGTTCTTTTGAAGAAGAAACTAAGCTATCAGGCTTTTCTGCTGCACCAGTCAAAAACGAGGGTTCTGCCATCGAGTATGACAATGCACAAGAAGCTTTTACAGCTCGCTATACACACGAAACAGTAGCAATGGGCTTCAGTATTACTGAAGAAGCAGTCGAGGATAATTTATATGATTCTCTATCTGCAAGATATACCAAAGCTCTTGCTCGTGCTATGGCGTACACTAAACAAGTTAAAGCAGCTTCAATATTGAACAATGCTTTTTCTTCAGGTACTACTTACGGTGATGGTGTAGAACTTTGTTCCACAGCTCATCCACTAGTTAATGGTGGTACAAACTCTAACGAGCCATCTGCAGGTGCAGATTTAAACGAAACTTCTCTTGAAGCCGCTATCATTCAGATTTCTGCTTGGACAGACGAACGTGGACTTTTAATTGCAGCCAGACCTCGTAAGTTAGTTATCCCACCAGCATTGCAATTCGTTGCAACAAGATTGCTGGAGACTGAAGGAAGACCAGGAACTGCTGATAACGACCTTAACGCGATGAAGAGTAACGGTTCTATCCCAGAAGGATATACCATCAACCATTATCTAACAGATACAGATGCTTGGTTCTTGATGACAGATGTCCCTAACGGATTAAAGCACTTTACTCGTAGCCCAATGGCAACATCTATGGATGCTGACTTTGACACAGGCAACAGTCGTTATAAGGCTAGAGAGAGATACTCATTCGGTGTCTCCGATCCTTTAGGAATCTTTGGTTCCCCAGGAGCATAAAAAAATTTAAGAGGGGTGGCTTGCTAGTCACCCTTTTTTACTATAGACTAGAATTAACCTAACAGTTACATCATGTAACTGACATTTGCCAAGATAGGAGATTTACATGGCTAATACAACTTTTAAGGGTAATGTCCGATCCGAGAACGGATTTACTCAATTTTCTACAAATGGCACAAATGGTGCTGAAACAACTAACCTTGCTGTTGATTCAAGTGGTAACTTAACTACAACTGGTGATGTAACTATAGATGATCAGCTTTTAGTTAAAGATGGTGGACACTTAAAATATACTGAAGCCGCAGGATTTGCAGCGTCTGATTTTATTGTAGGTAAAGGTGGATCTCTTGTTGCTACAGCAGACCCTTTTACTTCAGGAGCCGCTCAATTATTTCCTTTAGGAAGTAGATTGCTTTATGGAAACACAGTTTATCGTTATGGTAAAATGGGTGCAGGAGCATTAACAGCTGGTAAATGTGTAACGCATGCCGCCTCAATAGCTCATCACTTTGATTTAACTCCAACTGCAGGTGTAGCCGCTGGTGAAACAGCAATTTCAGTTGAAACAGCAGGAACTGATATTACGCTTAATCAATATGCAGGCGGATATTTGTATGTTAACGATGCTGCAGGTGAAGGTCAGATGCTTAGAATAAGATCTAATCCAGCACATGATCATTCAGATGATGCTTCTATTATTATTACTACTTATGATGATTTAGCTACAGCTATAACAACAAGCTCAAGGGTAACGCTTATTGCTGACCCACTTAGTGCATTGATTGGTCAAGCTGCTACAACTACAGGCGCAACTATGGGTGTCACTGTTGTAGATATGGCTGCTACTCATTATGGTTGGTTTGCTGTTTCAGGTCCAGCTACTGTTCTTACTTCAGGAACATTAGTAGTAGGTAACCACGCTGTTCCATTAGGAGCTATAGGTGCTGTTGGGCCCGCTGCAGGAGATGTTATACAGGTTATCGGTACAGTTATGATTGTTAACGTAACTACTGATTACTCATTGATAAATCTTTATGGTATTATTTAAATTTTAATTAAAGTGGGGGCTAATAACCCCTACACTTTATAAGGAGATTAATATGGCAGGTTTATCAGATGTACGGGCTCTAACCATAAGTGATGAGAACGCAGCGGATGCAGATAGATTAGTTACTACAGCTAGACCTAATACAGGTGCAACAATGGCGAATACTACATTTGCTGGAGGAGCCGCAAGAAATGTAACAGTTACTACAGCTGGTACAAGCGACAATGCAAAAACAAATACTATTGTAGGTACAGATGTTTTTGGTAATGCCTTAACAGAAGTTATTACATCTACTGGCTCTGCTGAAGCTGTAGCAGGTGAAAGTTTATTCTTAACAGTCACATCAGTTACTAGCTCTGCACAGTTTGCAGGTAACATAACAGTTGGTTCAGGAACATTATGTGCACAAGCAGTAGAGAGCTCTAACAGAGTTAGAATAAAAGGTATGTCTGTAGTATCAGGTGGCACAGCGGGAGATGTAGAGTTTATAAACGGTACACCCGAAAGCGGCACAACATTATTTAAGTCAAGAACTATAGGTACAGCAAACACAACTATAGACAGATCAATACCGTCTGAAGGTGTTTTGTTTGAAAGTGGTGCTTGTGTAAAGTACACTGTAGATGTTGCGGATAATATAACTATATTCTACGCATAGAGGTAGGTATGGCGACAAAAGGTACAATGAAGGGTCACACCATAGGCGGAGGTCAGAAGAGACCTACCAAGTCTGGTGCAGGTATGACCAAAAAAGGTGTAGCTAAATATCGTAGAGACAACCCTGGATCTAAGTTAAAGACCGCTGTTACTGGCAAAGTTAAAGCTGGAAGTACAGCTGCAAAGAGACGTAAGTCTTATTGTGCACGTAGTGCAGGACAAATGAAGCAGTTTCCAAAAGCTGCAAAAAACCCCAATAGTCGTTTACGTCAAGCACGTAGACGATGGAAATGTTAGGAGAATAAAATGGGAAAGTTAGAAGATAATTTAAAAAAGGGAATGAAAAGTAAGCAGATGAAAGACTTTATGAAGACAGGTCGTTTTAAAGACGCTGAAGATAAAGTAAAAAAGATAGAGCTAGGTAATATGAATAAGATGCTCAAAGGNAAAAAAATGATGGCTGGCGGTAAAGTCAAGAAGATGATGGCTGGCGGNAAAGTCAAGAAGATGATGGGTGGTGGCATGACCAAGATAAAATATAAAGGTGGTGGCATTGTACAACAAGGCGTACGTCCAACCAAATATGTATAGGTGCTTAAATGCGATCTTATTATAAAGCGGGTGGCTCTGTAAAAAAGAAGAGTAAGAGCAGAGTCAACGAATCTGGTAACTACACTAAACCATCATTGCGTAAAAGCATATTCAATAGAATAAAAGCTGGCGGTAAAGGTGGCAATCCTGGACAATGGTCTGCGCGTAAAGCTCAGATGATGGCTAAAGCTTATAAGAAAGCTGGTGGAGGTTATAAAAGCTAATGGCTTTAAAGAAACCNCAAAGGAGCTTAAAGGCATGGGGTAAACAGAAATGGCAAACCAAAAGTGGTAAACCTAGTACACAAGGGCCAAAAGCAACAGGTGAGCGTTATTTACCTAAAAAAGCGATTAAAGCTTTATCTGACAAAGAATATGCCGCCACTACGGCTAAGAAGCGCAGCGCAACTAAACGAGGAAAACAAGTGGCTAAACAGCCAAAGAAGATTGCACGAAAGACGAAGTCTTATAGAAGCTTCGCGTAGATGGGAAAGAGATAAATAATGGCTACATCAGGAACCGCTACATTTAACATGGACTTCACGGAGATAGCTGAAGAAGCTTGGGAGCGTGCAGGTAGAGAAATGCGTTCAGGCTATGATTTAAGAACTGCTCGTAGGTCTATGAATCTAATGACTATTGAATGGCAGAACCGTGGCATTAACATGTGGACTATAGAAGAAGGTACACAAGCTGTAACTGCTGGCACGTCACAATATACTTTACCTGCAGATACAATAGATCTTCTTGACCACGTTATACGTACCAATGCAGGCAACTCTTCTACACAATCTGATCTTACCGTAAGTCGTATAGGTGTGAGCACTTACGCATCAATACCTAACAAACTTATAACTGGTAGACCAATTCAGGTATGGGTTGAACGTTTAGCCGAAGCCCCCAGAATAAATCTTTGGCCTGTACCTGATTCTGATTATACTTTTGTATATTATAGAATGAGAAGAATAGAAGATGCAGGTAATGGTGTAGAGACTTCAGATATGAATTTTAGATTCTTGCCTTGTTTAGTAGCAGGTCTAGCATACCATATAGCAATGAAAGTACCTG